CATGACTTCCAGGCCTCCGCAACCGCGAAGGCCTGGGTTATGTTCAACGTCGACCAAGAGAGAGGGAGACCCATCAGGATCCCCCTCTTAATCGGACGACAACATAACCGACGGGCTACATCTTCCATGATGAAGCCGCCAGGAGAACAGAGTTCTTCGGCGTCTGTCCACCCGGAACCAGTGGGAAGGACCCACCCTTCTCCAAGGAGGTAGTCCAGGCAGACCATCCAGCGCTCAACTTGGGCCTGGTCCTCCGCTTTTGCGGAGAGCCAGGTCCGGAAGACCGCCTTCATGACTGCCAGGGCCACCGGCTGCGCCAGGGTATCGGTGGCGGTAGTTAGGTCTGTAGAGACCCAAACACCGCCATCAGGAACCTGACGCCCTTGGAAAAGGGAGGTGACAGAGAGTTCCTTGTCACCGGAGAGGACCGCGGAAACAGGTGTCCAGGCCTTAAGGGCCGAAAACACGAGCTTCCGCAAGACCTCCCCGAGGACAAGGAGGCTGGGAGGACCGGATGTCACCACCCGGGACTTCCAGCCCCTCTCTGTCACCACCGACGCCCGGTAAACCGGACGTTTCCCCTCCGATAACGGAGGGAGGGTCTGGAGCATGTGCACCAGCAGATTCTCATCTGCCACTGCACTGTTCCAGACGGCGAGACCCTCATAATCGGGGGTCAAACCAGGATCGGCCAACGGAGGCACGGAGCGGTAATCACAACGACAATTAATGTCGTAGATCACCGACCCGGGCAACCGGAAGGCCGGCCCTCCTCCATCCCATCGGGAGGGAGCGTCCAAACCGGGCACCGGAGGGTCACTGTTCAGGAGATCCCGCCGGGGACCCCGGGTAGAGGCGGCAAGGGCGGCAGATCGGCCGCCCTTCCGAACACTTTTACCCAGGGTTGCCGAGGAGGTTGCCGCAACGCGTGGAAGATCCAACCGTGGGGGGTGGGCCAAAGCCCACCCCTCACAGAAGGATTCCACGCGCGTAGGTAACCCCTCCGGCACCACGACGGGAGATCCTACCACGGCGAAGAAAGCCTGCAAAGGTATCTTCGCAATGGAGGCAGGGGGCCTAGGAAGAGAGCGGCCGAGAAAGGAGACCTGGGAAAACCAGGAGGCCTTCTCGAACGCACCCTTACGGGGACCCCAGCCGAACAGTTTCCTTAGCAAGGGGCTCGCGCGGCCGATTAACGGGGAGATGGCCCGCCGCCGACCCTCATCAGAAACCTCTTTCAAGGTACTGATGAGGAACGGCAGTCCACTCTCCAACCAGACGCGCAGGCTCCAAACAAAGGAACCAACCACTCGTTCCACGGAAAGGCTTTTGGGAAAGTCAAGATTCCCCAACGCCACCTGGACGGCATAAACTGCCAACCAGGCCTCGCCGAACACTCGTCTCTCCTTTCGGGAGACGACGTGCTCGACGACGGCGTTGGGACCCCTAACTACCCAGCTGCCCTTCCGTCCCAACCTCACTTCAAAACCAAGCTGCATTAAAGACGCACGGAGGGGGTCAACAGAAACCCGCAACGGTTTCCTCGCCCCCCCGTGAATCTTCTTAGGCTTGGCTTTGGGCTTCGTCCAGAGGACTTTCCGTAAACAATGTTTACGGAACCCCTCCGGACAAGTTCCAAACAACCAACCTAAGGTTGCACCAAACGGGTCATTCCACGACCTCGGACGGTACGCCCCCGGAAGATTCTTTCGAACTTCTGGGACTCGTTACCAGCCCGGGCCGTGTTAAGACCCAGGCTCC